CATCATTTCCTCAAACGTTCTTTCTCTATTCTTTTCCATCTTCCACAACTCCAAATTTCTATATCACTATACGTTCTGATACATTATAAATGTATCTAATTCATCCCCAACTCTCCTTACCACCCTCCAACATCTTCTGCGTCGATTGCCCCTTTGCAAAGACGAAGCCCGTTATGCGCGGCCATTTTCCTTCCATCTTAACTTGGATCTTCTCAACCTTGCGCCACGTTGACCATTCTTTTAAAGCCTCGTCCACCGAGGAAGCAGTCCCCCCAAGTTGCTTAATAAGCGCCTGCGCCTTTTCTTTCGCGTAACCCTTATGATCGAGACATGCCCAAACCGCAGTCTCTTTATCTAGGTTGTCGTAGAAGGCAATTTTTACAGACGGAGTTTTCCCCGGCTTTGCATGTTTTGAGACCCACATTTGTTTTACGTCTATGAGGTATGGTGTTTGTTGATCAGATAATACGGCTCCCGAATATGCTTCCGTGCCATGATTGGCTTCTGCTTCGGGAATTGGATATTCAAATCCACATGCGGGACAAACGGAGATGCGTGCATGATGAATACACCTGCATTCTGGGCACTGTCGCATTGGTGGCTTACCTGCTGGCAAACCAAACACATCTTTTACTTTAATCGGATCTATTGCATCAAGAACACCAAAGCGACAAACATTACCCCCGTAGTCCATCAAAAGGGTCGATGACTTGCCCGGGTAAGTACGCGTTCCTCTTCCGACGATCTGAACGTATTTCGACGCCGACGTGGTGCTCATCAGCAATACAATCATATCAATATTTTTCGCGTTAAATCCGACCGAGAGTACAAGAACATTACAAATGCATCGCAATTTTCTGTTTTTGAAATCTTCTAGTATTCTATCTCTTTCTTCAATTGGTGTATTACCAGTTAAAACTTCACAACTAACATTATATTTTCGAATTTCCGCTGCTACACGCCGTGCGTGGTCTACTCCACAACAATAAACCACCCATGATTTCCTATCTTTACCATATCTTACAAATTCTTCAACCGCAAGTTTTATCAATTGTGGATCAGATGCAGCCACCGCTAATTCATTTTGCGCATATTCACCAGCACGAATATGCACCCCCTCCAAATCAATCTGCTTGACGCCGCCCTTCGAGATTACTGGAACAAGGTATCCTTGATCTATAAGATCTTTTAAACTCGTGCTATGTGCAATCCCATCAAAAATGGCACCTTCTCCTTCAACAAGAGAACCACTATCCAGCCTATATGGTGTTGCGGTTGTGCACCATATGACCACGTGGGGATTACTGACTTTCAGTTCTTTTATAAGACGACCATAACGAGTATCAGCACTACGGGGTATCATATGTCCCTCGTCACAAATGAGAATATCGATTTTATTGGGAAATTTATATATTTTATTGTAGACACTTTGAATTCCTGCAAAAATTATCTGATTTTTCATATCTCTGGAATTCAAACCAGCAGAATAAATACCTGCATCTGCTTCCGGCCAATTCTCTTTTAATTCCTCATAATTCTGCCTAACCAATTCACGCGAATGCACTACTACCATTATATGAACATACGGATATTCTTTGCATGTACGCTCACAAAAGGACGAAATCAGAAGACTTTTCCCCGCTCCCGTCGGCAAGCACACGACCGGCGCTACACCTTTTCCCGACTGCCAGTAATTTTCCAGATCCTGCAACGCTTGCTCTTGGTAGGGTCGTAAAGTTAATGCCATTCGCGCAACTTCCTAGTTATCTATTGGTTGGAAAGTATTTATAAGTTTATCTTCTCTAAAACCATCCCAACATCATAAACCCCATCGCCGCCCATTTGATTCAACACAATGGTTCCTTCGGGTGTATTTTCAAAATAGTTAGTAATGTTTAAAAGTTCATCCCACTTATCTTCCAAAACAATATAACAAGGATCACTTACAACGAGTCTGCCGGATATAATGTTAATGATGCCAGAACCTTTAAGGTCTCCCATCATAGTATTATTGATTGTCCAATTTAATACATACTCACCCGGTTCAACAACAAACATTTTCTGATATTTGCTACCAATTGGTTGGTGATCCTTTCCGTAAAAATCTTTATCCGATAAAAGAATCAATCCGGAATCCACACCAATATTCTTTGCAACGAGGTTATAAGTCATAATAACTTATACGCGTTGATTGTATTTAATGGTATTGGTTTATATCGTATAACAATAGAACCGAAAGGTTTATAATGTAGTAATTACTTATTTGTTGTTATGACTACAAGGTATGAAAAGTTACAAGAATTCGCACGCGAAATTGATTGCAAACTCACAAAAGTTCATCCAGAAGGTCTCGCGGTTCGTGCACCTTATTACATCCACAAACCAGAAGGCGGAATACGCCCCGCATTTGATCTAGACAATGCCACACTCCTTCTCAAAAACGAACTTAAAAGACAGAGTGGTGGATATTCAAAACATAAAGATCTAATGAGGAATCCGTTGAGAGATTAAATTAATCCCCGATTTTTAATTTCCGTCTTAATTCACAATTTTCATCATATAAATTTATAAGAGCAATCTTTATATATAAAGGCAAATTTGGTCTTCTATAATCCGTTATTTTTGTTCCATCTGGATATTCCGTAACCACCACAAAGATGGGGTAGTTATCTTCGTTTTTAGTCATATTTGATATTTTAAATTTCTCGTTCATGATATCATTCCCCATTCAACTCCCTACACCAATCAACATCAATACAATAAATCGATATGTATTTTTCATGATTGTTTATTCCTCTTCATTATCTCCTTTTCCAAATCCACGCTCAATACAAATCCGGGGCCATTTATAATTCCACCTTCGTACTCAATAGTTCCCATTTCCGGGTCTGCACCAATCAACAACAGAGGCACGAGATCGGGGATAAATACGTGACCCTCACACGCGGTTTTTTGTTCAAACTCACTAATCACCTTTTTCTCTCCACGCCCACACGTCCATGTGCCGTCTACTTCTGGGGTGGAAAAAGCGCAGGTGCGACATGAGACTAATGGTAACGATTTACCCCAACACAAATCCGCGTGGTCGCAGAATTTACAACGGAAATCGGTTGACGATTCGCCGAGTTTTTCCAGTGGTGTGGGTGTATAAATAACACGGCGCCCCTTTTCAACCAATCTATCTGACAAGTCTTTATCGAAATACACTCGTTCTCCATACAGGCGGTCATCGTCTTTACAACAGACAATATAGAAAGCCCTATCAAGTTTGGCCCATCTCATATAAATTTGCATCTGACAGTAGTGCTGGTTTTTTGCTTTCTCGACACCTTCTTTTACCAACTTGTCATAAAGCTTCTTGGAACTGGTCTTACATTCAACGACATGAAAGGTCTTGGGCGCTTCTGGGAACCCGATTCCAATGCCATCCACGGAACCAGAAAAATGTCCAAATTCTTCCTCATTAAAATTTATTTGGCTGCCGTCGGTTGGATCTCTGGAATATATAGTAATGCCCACAGAACGCAAATTTTCGATAATGCGATCTTCTTCTTTGTACCCAGACTCAAATAATCGGAGGATGCGCGATTCAAACCGGGGGTCGCTGCACCACCTAAAATCCATCCAGAGGGCACGGGGACACTCCTTTCCGATTACCGAGGCTCCGAGGTGTGGGCGACGGAAATCTTTTGCTCGATCTGCGTAACCTTTATATAGTAATTCTATTGTTGGTGTGTGTTGGATTGGTAGTTGGGCCATTATTTTTTCTCCTCCGAGTAACATTTTCCGCCATATTCATTTAATATCAATTCTGTGAAGAACTTTCTATAAGTGGTTTGTTCGTATGGCAATTGTTCGCTTTTCAAATTTTGTTTCCCGTGACATTTTCTGCATAGGGGTACCATCATTCGAATATACATAATTTCTTCTTCGGAAAATTCTTCATCCCCAAACCTTGCTACTCCTTGAGGTAATCGTTCTCTAATCAAATTCATTTCTTCTATTCTACTTTCACAACACGCCATTTTCTCTGTAAATACGTGATGGACAATGAATTCCATCCCATTCTCGTCTCTTGTTTTCTCACATAAAACACATTTATTTCCGAAGAAATTTCTAACATTCTTTTTTAACGATCTATTAAATTTTGGGTAATATGGAAGAAATGAAATACCACCTCTCCAATTAGATGATTTCACTCCACACTTTCCTGTATGGGACTTGCTACTTTTTATTTTCCTTTCCATAAGTTTTTCTTTTGATTGTAATGAATATGAAATTTTATTTGATTTTGATAGTTTTTCGCGTGTTGATTCTGATAGATGTTTTCCAAAATTTGGGTGATTTACACCGGTTTTCTTTTCACTCATTTTTTTCTTGCTTTCTTCTTTATGATGTTTTCCGAACATTGGATGGTTTATACCAGATATAGATCTGCTTATATTTAAGCGATGTTCCAATGTTACTATTTTCTTCTTTGCAGATTCGCTCATCTTTTTGCGTGTTTCTTCCGAACGCGGTGGGCGGGCTTTCTGTGCTTCACTCATTCTTTTCAATGTTTCTTCCCGCTTTATAGGATCTTTAGGCATTGGAGTCATTCTTTCTTAACACCTCTTACCCGTTCTTTGTTCCAAAGAGGTGAGTGACATTTGGGGCATTCCACTGGCTCCTTTTCACTACGCGGAAACCACTTATGAAAACAGCGATTACATTCTTTTTGTGTTACTATCATATAAACATATAGTGTGTTATACTATATAAAGTTTTTGGTTTAAAAAAAAGGTTAAATAAATCTCACTTGCGCTGCCACGGCTTAAGCTTCTTTTCTCCACCCACTGCCGCACTTGTAACGGCGGGGGTTTTATCCGTAATATCCTTCAGTTCTTTTCCGTCAGTACGAGAATAACCACGAATATTATTCTTATCCTCAAATCCATTAGATCCCGCACGAATACCCACGCTGATCACGAGTGGCTTTCCATGCAGTTCCGCGCTATCCTTCGGATGAAGAACACCGGTTGCGCGGCAAATCGCAGAAAGCGCGCGCTGTGCGATTTCAACAGTCTGTGTATTGGAGTTAACGAGATTGAGCGCGTCAAAAATTTTTCGTCCCTTGAAGTCTCCTTCTGCTACCTCATATGTCAGCAACAGATATTTCCCGTCGCCTTTCTTCGTATCCTTCATTTCGCTGTCAACAATAATTGCCAAATAATCGTCGACGGGGATCGGGGTGAATTTTCCCATCGGGTCAACGACGTTGCTATCGAAGTTTAATTCAGTCATTTTATATCAGTCTCCTTTATTTATTTGTTTTATTCCTCTTTCTTTTCAACGGGCAGAAGTCTCTCCAACTCCGAATAATCCAGCGGAATTGACGGGGGAAGCCTATACCTGTTCTTTGCCTTAAACCCGGCGGAAGGTGTAAGATACATTACGCGCTCTCCAGTATCAATGGCACGGTTGCGTGTCTGGTTGAAACTTTCCTTCTCTGTGGTCACAAGTGTCTTGAGCGCGCAGAACCCTAAAATATCTGCATACTCTTCAACTTTAGCTGCAGCACGTTTATGCAACTTCAAACCATTCTGATCATATGCGGGGTGAATTGGATCTTCAATCTTTACAACCGCTCCATGTGCGATCATAATAACAACCATATTCTTTTCATCGCGCAAACGCGTCATGATATTAAGAAGGTCTGCCCATTCTTTAGAAGCCTCCACATATCCACGCCCGTATCCGGGTTCCTCAATTGAAGAGACATGGAGACGCCCACATGTTTTTTCCCACACAAGTGGTTCGCACCAATCAATCGAGTCCAATACCACAGTATTGAAATCGTGATCGTCTTTAAGTAAAGACTCCAAAGCATCCATCACATCATCATAAGATTTTGCAAGGGGAAAATGCGGTACTTCAATATCTCCAAGTCCGTCTTCAGTGATAATAAAGATCGGATTTGGAGCAGACGCGCCGAATGTGGTTTTACCAATCCCGCTTGGGCCATAAATCACAATGCGGGGCTTCTTCGGAGAATTCTTACTGATACTTTTTAAATCAATCACAATAGATCTCCTTTCGTTTTGTTCGTTTGTCGGTTCATTACGGTCGGATGCGCAACGCATCAAATCGCGTATTAGTATAGGACGCGTTAGTATAAATAAGTTGTGGTTAGCGGGGGTGAAGG